CAATCTGGATCTCATCTCTTTGTACCAACCTGCCTGACGAATGATATTGCCTGCTGTTTGATCTCCGCTTTTAAACCTGTTATAAATTTCCAATACTTCATTCTTTAACTTTTCAGCCAATGTTTCAATATGATTCTCATACTGTAAAGTATTTGGCTCAATTAATTTTCCGTTTGCATCTTTGTCAAAGCTATATGGAATATTTTTATATTCAATATCATAATCACCAGGCTTGTCTTTGTTTGGAACAATTCTGTTTAACTCAATATGAGCCCAAGGATCATCACCACTGCTTGGATTGTCTATCTTATGTTGACGAACTTTTGCTTCTATTTCTGATGCTGGTACTCCTGCGTCCTTCGCCCCTTGCTTAATAACTTGTTTTTCAGCCGCAGACAATATACTTTTACTTCCAGTTTCACGCTCACCACGCTCAACCATTAAATTGTGTTGTGATATATCTCCCTTCTTCATATCAATGAGAGTTGGCTGATCTTTAATCTCACCTTCAATTGGTTCAGCACCAATTGTTTTATTTTTAACAGCTTTATCTTCAATGGCTTTTGATAATGTTTCGCCATTCATTGGTATATCTTTTGAAACTATAGCTAATTGATCTGGAGTGTATGCATTAACTTCGTCAGCAGATCTAATCAAGTGTGGTTCTTCTGCCTGCTCATGTAATCCATAAACATAATGCCCATTAGACAAATGCTTCTGAGCCTCTTCAGTACTTGCAGGTTGGAATGAGTGTTCAGCTATTTGTTCTTCTGTATGAATTGTCGGTTCTGGTTCTTTAACTTTATTAGACTTTACTTCAATTCTTTCTTCAGGCTTAATTACTTTTTCAAACGCAGGACTCTTCGGATCTGTAACAAACATTGACAGTTGCGGTTGCATAACATCAGGTAAGACTGGTATCTTTAATTCTCCTTTGGCAACCATATCTGCGACTTTAGGTGCAATATATTCAGCACCTTCTTTAATCACCCTAGCTCCTGCACGTACAGCCTTACCTACTGGAAATGGTGCCGCAACACCGAGTGCTTCAGCAACTTCATTGACAGGTCCAGTTTGTTTTAATGGTAAATTGCTTAATAAAGAAGATGTTGTAGTTGGCAAATCCTTTTTTTCACCAAATATTTCTTTAGATTCAATTGGTGAAACAGGTAATCCTGCTTCTGGATTGTTAAATAAATTAACTATGTCTGAAGGAAATCCGATCCCAGAAGCTATTGATCCCCTCAATGCTGATATAGGTGCATTAGCTGATTGAGTAACCGATTCTGGAGTTTGATGTGGACGTTTTCCCATCCCAGGGTAGACAAATGCAGGTTTGGTTAAATCTTCACCTTCTTGACCACCGTCTTTAAACTTACGCATGGGTTGCATCATCAACTCATGTTTCATCATGTCAGAATCATCAGCAACATGAATTTTTAAATTACGATTATATATAGGCTTGTTTGCATTAGGATTTGGCATAGCACCTCGCAATATTACCCAGTAGTGTACCCTTGCTACTACCCTCAAAGCTAGTGGGGTGGGTCACATAAAGCAGTGTTATCCCTTCTCCATTTGACGAGTCATAGTCAACGAAAGTGTTGTCGCTAACACAACACCCCACCCCATACAAATGATAACCGAAGTTACATAGCATATGGGTTACCTCTTGGTGTTGGATTGGCATCAATGTAATCGTCTGCGTCGTAATCCTCTCTTGGTGGTGGGTCAATGTTCAGGAACCCTGCGTCTCTTAACCACCTCAATGCTTGTGTCATCGCATCCACAAAGTCATCATGTGTCGCATCAGGGAATGCACAGATCTGGCTTATAGCTCCCTCTGCCCAGTCTCTAACGTATCCCTTGTTCACACTAGACTCAGGCACCCACACCCGACCTGCACGTATGATATTGGAGACAATTGACAACCTCTGCACCTTGTCTGCCCGTCCTGGGTTATACCCCTGTACTGGGAGTTGGGCACGTTGCAAGTCTTGAATCAAAGATATTCCAGACGCCTTCTCCTCCACCAGAATCATCTCTACTCGCTTCTTGTCCTTACCCTCGCCATACACGCTCTCGAACTCATCCATCACCTTTGGACGCAAGTCTGGGTACTGTAGTCTGTCTTGCCAACAGTCTAATATCAACACAGACATTGGTGCGTCCTGTGGCTTAAATACTCCAAAAGTAATACAGGCAGTTGGATCGTTGTGTGCTTTCTCAGTAAACGCACAGTCATAGCTCTGGAGCACAAACTCAAGCTTGGGTAGTGGCATAGGGTCACCCATTGAGTTGAACGCTGGGTAGAGCTTGAACCACTTCCTCTTAACAATACCTGTCAACTCAGGATCTAGGATCTCAGCCAAGACTTCCTGTCTGTACAGTGCTGAGTCTGGGTCGTACTGCTCAATCTGCTTCTTAAAGTTAGCCGACAGGTTATCAATGTTGGCGTAAGTTGATGCTGTGGTCAACGCTACATCCATCCCGTTCCTACCCACCAGATCAACAATCAGATCCTTTGGCTTGGGTGTAGTGGTGCAGATAATCTGAGTCTTGTCGCCCAGTCGGATAGAGAAGCTGAGGAGATCCCAAGCTTCCTGTAGGTAATCCCAAGCTGCCAACTCGTCTAACCAGCCACCGTGGAACTGCGGACCACGGAACCGTTCTGGCTCTGAGGCAGGGATTCCTTTAATAATAGATCCGTTAATCAGGGTGATCTCGTTATCGTCCTTCAAATGCTTTTTAATGAGTATCTGAGGCATTACGTTGATCAGTCCACTGTCACCCATGAAGCACACGTCCTTGAGGTCTGAGTGCGTTGGAGCACCAACCAACCACCTTGTCTTGGGTTTTGTCCATGCGTTCCACCAGAGCCACTCCGCAGCGAGTCTGGTCTTCCCCGCTCCCCTCCCCCCTAATACTAAAGCAATACTCCAATCCCAGTTGGGTGGTATCTGGTGGTCATGGGCTATAGATAGCCATTTGATCCTATTAGCATAGGCAAGTTGATCCTCTGGATGCAATACAGCAAAGTGACCCTTTATCTCAGGGTCGCTCAGTATCTCAATGACCTCATCAAGATCCTGTGTTTGCACTTTGTTTCTTAAGCATGAGGTGTTCAACAACAGTGTTCATTGCGTCCTTAGCGGTCACAATAACTTCGGACTGCATGGGATTGTCCTTGTCACCAGCGATTATCGTCCTATCCCCATACTTCTTAGGGTTCCACTTCGCCAAGAGCTTGAGCTTGATCTCAGCCCTCATCTTGACCAGTTGGACGTACCCTGGGTCAACCCTTCCCCCACCCTCAGTGAGTATTCTTTCGGGTTCTTGGCTAATCTCATTGAGGATGTCCTCAGCTATGGCATCCCCTCCCTGATCACGTGCGTGTGCGATGGCTCCCGATAGATTAGGGTCTTTATGCATCCACTCATAGATCTTTTGCCATGCAGGCATATGATCATCTCTACATATTTGTCTTAGTGGTTCCCCATTACTTAGTCTTTGACAGATCTCATCTGCTAGTTCAGGGGTATATTTGGACGGGCGTCCTATCTTTTTCTTTGGCGGTTTGGTTACGTTATCCATAATATTCCAATGTCGAACCTAGTTAATGCCTGTATTGTATATCATCCGTTCTGGATTCGCCTCTCCATTCTGCGGATCGTAGCTTTATATTGGTCGTTCTCGTCTTTTAGTACCTTTACCTTGGCGTCCAAGTACTTCATTCTGGCACTTACATAATCTAAATAATCATTTATCTTGACAAACTCTACCTCTGCCTTGGTCGGCTCGTCCATTAACTTCTCTGGCTCTTTCTTCTTTCTTGTTGCCACCATTAACTCCTTGTTATAGTTGGTGGTTGGTACTGATCTCCAACTTGCCAACCGTCCTTGATATCGGCTCGACATTGGCTCTCACGACTATTGATGCGTATCAGTCTACGCACTCACCAACAAGAATGAGGACTGTTACCCGTTTTTCACAGAGCAGGATACCTGCATCTCTCACAATCCCCATACCTGTTAGTTGTTGGTGTCCTGCCTTGAACATTAACGCAGGTTACCAGTCTCAGGCTTTCGCCACACCAACAAGAATGAGGACTAGATCTTCGTCACCTTGTGCACAGGCTTCTCCCCAATCCTCATACTTCTTGATACTTTAGTACTTCTTTTATATCATCCACACATTTTTGATTTGCCACCCAGTATAAGACTGGTTGCATTGCGTTTGGCATATAGAATTTTACCACGACTGAGTCACCAATGAGCAGATTTTGAAAGCCTTTTGCCCCTTCCTCAGTCTCAAATATGCCACCTATCATCGGTATTTCCTTCATTCGCTTTTCTCCAGTTGTTTTTCAATCCATTCATCCAACTTTTTATGCAACCATTCAATATTACGCTCACCAACTGATTTGCCGTTATTCGTTATTCTAGGGTCAGTCAAAATATCTTTGATGATATCTCCTGAAGTGAACGTGATAGTGGTTCCATCATGCATCGTGTTTACACTTAAGCCGACTCCTTTATGAGAAACGCCAAACCCCGCTGTTAAAACTTCATTCATTTTCGCTCTCCATAACATCAATAATTAACTGTTGCTTTACTAATTCCAAACAACCGATTGCGGTTGCTGTGTAAAGCGTTTCATCGTACTTGTGGATTAGTTCTAGCATTTCTTCAACAAGACTATCCGCTAATTTGCCTTGACTAAAGTTCATGTGTTTCGCTCCTTAGTTGCACATTTTACTTTTCCCCACATAATCGATGGCAACCATTTAATTTTTCTACCATCTTGTAAAAAAATTTTCAATACATATCGAGTTTCAAAAAGTTTTATGCTAAATCTCATGTGTTCTTCTCCTTTGTTTTAATTGGTTCAATCTTTGTTTCATACCAATTCGTTTCATGCCCTCGTTTAGCCCATCCATATCGTGTCATCAATACAGTTTGCCAATATGCAGGATGATTGATGATCTTTGATTCTTGGACTTGGTAATGGCTTTCTAAATCATTAAACATTATTTTTATCCTTTAATTGTTGCATTGCCCATGCAACACCCTCACGCCATGCACCTGCACTCTGCAAAGCATAAAAAGATCGCAGTAAACCTTGATCTATTTCCTCATCAGTCAATCCTACCCATGTGCGTTGTGGTGCGACATAATTTGGCCCCGCCATGTGTTCGTGGAACTGTTCCCACGCCACAGGCTCATTTTTTGTTTTACTGGCTTTTAACCACTTATCCATTTTTGATTCAAAAGTTATTTGGCTCAAATCTTTTACCATTTTGTTTAAATCATCAACCGCTTTTAATTGACGTTCTAACTCTCTTCTTAGAAATTCAACTTCAGTCATTTGTTCTTATCCTTTAATTTAGTTTCAATGGCTCGGTAAAACTCTAATGGATGGGTAGTGCTATCTACTATGTCCAAAACTTCAGACCTTGTTAAACCTACCCATTCTGATTTAGCTTGGTGATAGCCTTTACTAAAACCTTCCAAATAGCCTAATCCTTTATCAATTTTAGACTTGGCATATCCCTCAAAGTCGTATTCAATCATGTGTT